AAAATAGAGTTATTACAATATGAAAAACAACCTTCTAAATCTATATACAACAAAGAATGGGAAGAAAAAAGAAAGTTAGAGGCTAAAAAACTTTGGAATAGAACAAAAAAAGCTCTTTATTGTATTGGTTGGAGATGGTTTTGGAATAAGATGTCCAGATATTGTTATAAATTGTCTAGTTTATTTTCTAAAATCCAAACGCTGATTATTAGACATTTAATGTAATGGACTATAAAAAGTTTAAAGACCTTATTGAGGGATTAGAAAAGGTTAATGAAAGGTCACATTCTATATACAAATTAGGAGTAAATTTGATAGATTATGATGAACTATATCAAAATATTATTACTAATTTATTAAATTCTGTGTTTGATAAGGAAGGCAAAGACTGGATTGATTGGTATCTTTACGAGAGAGTTGGTTTTACAAACAAAGTTAATTTGGCTAGCGATAAAGACGGAAATGAAATTTGTTATGACATTCCTTCCCTTTGGGAAGAAGTTAAAAATAATTTGTTGACTAGCAAATAAACTCTTATATTATTACTGTAATGAAACAAGAAAAGTCAAATAACGTTATTAAATTTTCCTACTATCATGAAGGAATTTCTTCTGAAGGATTTTACGGTTCTCCTGAAACAAAAATAGAATATCAAATTGATGCTGAAACAAACATACATGAAGTGTGTCAATGTTTTGAGAACTTTTTGCTAGCATGTGGCTATCGTTTAAACGAGGGAGAAGGAGTTAGAATTACAGAAGATTATGATTAAAAAAACCGTACAGCGTTCAGAAGAGTGTTTTGTTCAGTTCACAGAAGACGAACTATTAGAGCTCAACATTAAAGCTGGTGATAAATTTTCTTGTAGTATGGAAAACGACTCCGTAGTGCTTAAAAAATTTGAAACAATTGAGCTAGATATGTCTGAGTGGTCACGAGACATTTTGGAAATGCTTATTTCTAAATCTATTGAAGAAGACATTTCTATTAATGAAGTAATAAGCAATATACTCGAACAGATGTTACCATCTTTAGAGGAAATGGCTAATGTCTGATTACTCATATAGCGATTATAAGGGTCTATTTGAGTTGGGTTTAGTGGGAGAAGATCCTGCTGTAAAAATATTAGAAGAGTTTGAAATTTGTCCTACTTCTTTGGCTTCTTTTGTTACCGTTTTATTTGAAACCGTAATGAGATCTGTTCCGGATAAGAATCAAATTGAATATGAAGAGAAGTTTCACAATGCATTGAAAATTTTAATGAGAGACAGACTCGAATACGACGTTACTGTAAAGTATCCAGACGATGACGAAGAATAGAATTTCTTGGGAAGAATATGCCTTAAAAATTGCTGAAGTAGCTGCTTTGCGTAGTGAAGACAAATTTGTTCAAGTTGGGAGTTGTGCCCTAGATTACTCGAATAGAGTGATTGGTGTGGCATATAATGGCTTAGCAAGCGGCATAAGTGTTCCTGATTCGTTTTGGGACGACAGAGATGCCAGAAGACCTTTCATGATTCACGCAGAAGTGAATTTATTGTCTTTAGTTAAACGAGGAGAATGCAGACTTTTAGCTTGTACGTTGCTTCCTTGTTCCTGCTGTGCATCTATGATTGCTTCTTATGGTATAAAAAGCGTAGTATACAGAGATGTATATTTTAGGGACGACAGAGCTCTTGATATTTTTAAATTTAACGGAATCGAATGCAAACAAATTGTTTGTTAAATACTATACATGAAGTCTTTTGCAGAATATATTGCTGAATCAGAATCCGGGTTTAGAGAAATTCCTGAAGATACACAAGCACAAACTAAAGTAATAGCCGAAAAATATTTTAAAAAAGCTAAAGATTTGAGTTCTTCTGATTTAAAAACAAAAGCTCATTTAATAAAACAAGATCCAATTTGGAGAAAGTATTTTAAAGGTAAAAAGGCAACTCATTATTTGAAAATTGGCAATATTTCTTTTACTGATTTGCAAACAAATAAGAAAAAAAGAGCTGAAATACTTGTCATTTACGGATACGTTGGAGAACTGTATGCTCTTTATGATCAAGTAAAAGGGAAAAACATAATCTTTTTGTTTGATCACGACTGCAAAGATTTGTCTGTTTCCCAACTCGAAGATTATATAACACATGAGTTGGTTCATGGATTTCAACAATATACTCAAACGTCCCCGGAATATGATGCTGAAGTTGAAAAAATTACGAGAGGGGAAGACTTTGATAAGACGATTTATTATACAGAGCCAGTAGAATTAGATGCTTATTTGACTCAAATTGGAAATGCAATTAAAAAACAATTCCAGGCTCTAAATATTGACATAGCTAATGCAAGACTTCCGGAAACAAAACGTGTTATGGAAAATCGTTTAGAAAAGTTTTTACTTGAGCTTAAAAATTTCATTACATCTCCGATGAAATCGTATTTTTTATATAAAGAACTTCCTGTTCCAAAGTCAATCGAAGCAGTTCAAGATATGCTCGAAACTATTGATCAAAACAAAAAACTTAGAAACTATTTTAAGCTTAAGATGACAAAACTTTACAATAACCTGATTACACCATAATTAAGAAAAATGAATATATTAGTAACGGGTGGTCATGGTTTTATTGGTTCTAATTTTATAAAAAATATTATTGATAAAGTAGAAGTAAATTGCGTAGTAAACATAGATTGCCCTACAAAATTATCTGCAGCAGCTGATTGGAAAAACGTTGAAGGATTTAAAAACCATTCAAAATACAGCTTTTATGATATTTGGTTGGAAACTATTTTGTTAAGAGACAAATTTAAACAAATTTTACAAAAACATCAAATTGATCACATCATTCATTTTGCTGCAGAAACTCATGTAGACAATTCAATTTCAGATCCAGGAAGATTTATACAATCTAATATCGTAGGAACATTTAATTTATTGGAGTATGTAAGAAAATTTCCAAATATTCGCTTTCATCACATTTCGACTGACGAAGTGTACGGAAGTTTAGGAGCAACTGGCAAATTTACGGAAACTACTCCATACGCTCCAAGTTCCCCATACTCCGCTTCAAAAGCGTCAAGTGACATGCTTGTTAGAGCTTATTACCATACATATAAATTGCCCGTAACTATTTCTAATTGTTCTAACAATTATGGACCGAATCAACACAATGAAAAGTTTATTCCTGTTGTTATAAATTCTATTTTGAATAACAAAAAAATTCCCGTATATGGAACTGGAACAAACGTGCGGGATTGGATTTATGTAGACGATCATTGCGAGGCCATTTGGACGATTGTAACGCAAGGCAAATTAGGAGAAACATACAATGCTGGAGGAGATTGTGAAAAAACAAATTTGCAAATTATAGAGGAAATTTGCAAAGTGATGGATAAGAATCCAGCCGACTATATTTCTTTTGTGGAAGATCGCAAAGGACATGATTTTAGATATGCTATTGACAATTCTAAAATAACCACTAACCTCAATTGGTCACCAAAAGTATCCTTTTCTGAAGGAATCAGAAAAACCGTAAATTTTTATAAAAACAAATTATGACAACAGAACAAATAATCGAACAAGTAGGTACAGCTCTAGAAGATCTTTCTATTGAAACCATTAATGACGAAACCAAGTTAGCTGCTCTTAATAAAGCCAACGACGTTTTATATCCATTAAAAGAACAAGGAATTATTAATGACTTTCAGTTTACTTCAAATGTTATTGGAGAAGTTTTAAATATTTCCGTCTTTATTAAAGAAAATGCTGAAGACGAGTTTACTTGCTGGGATTTATCCCTTGTAGACAAAGGTTGATGTCTAAACTTAAAGACATATTTTGGTCATTGTTTTTATTTATTGTTGCAATTGTTTCTTTTGGTATTAGCCTTATAGGAGGAACCAAATTTAAATAATGAATACTTTAGATAAAAATAAGCCAATATTTTATGTAGGAGACCACCATGGGGATTGGAGTCAATTGTTTTGGTTTATAAACAGAACAAAAATTGAAAATTGCTATCTAATCAGTGTGGGGGACTCTGGTATTGGGTTTAAACCCAAAAAAGAACAACTCAGCGATATAAACCTTTTAAACAAAAAATTTAAAAAGCTTGATATCGTGTTTATGTCTATTAGAGGCAATCACGATGACCCTTCGTATTACAATGGTGCTGATAGAATTAAATTGAGCAACTTTGAAACTATCGAGGACTATACTGTAATGGAGCATAATGGTAAGTTGATTCAATTTATTGGTGGAGCAACTTCGATTGATAGATCCATGAGGAAAGAAGGGGTATCTTATTGGAGTAAAGAAGGTTTGTATTTTGAAGGAGACAAGCTTCAAAAGGTAGATATTTTAATAACGCATACAGCTCCTCCTTGGTGCTTTCCTCAAAAATTTAATCAGATGGTTTATGATTGGGCAAAGGATGATGGCTATTTGTTGGAAGAATTGACTCTCGAGAGAGAAGTTATGGGCGAAGTTTTTAAAGTTTGTCAACCATCTTTACATTTATATGGTCACTTCCATGATTCTTGGAGCGAAGAAATTAATGGATGCAAACACAGATTGTTAAATATTAACGAAATTTGGGGAGAGTATTAAGAATGAAAGCCAAAGAACTAATTGAAGTTTTGCAAAAGCTAGATCCAGAAACACTCATTGTTGTGGATGGTTATGAGGGAGATTATGATGTTCCAAAAGGAGCAGAACAAATATATGTGACCGGTCCACATGAAACAGAGTGGTATTATGGGGACTATAAAGATTGTCCAGAAGATAAACCAGGAGCAATGCAAGCTCTTTATTTGATAAGGTAGTCATGGAAGAAAAACGATTATATACAACTATTCTTATTAAAAGACGTGTTTCTGGTGATCCTGGTCCTCCTGCATCATTGAGATCAGGAGAACTTGCGGTCAATGAAGTGGACAACACTCTTTATATTGGCACAGCCACAAATTTGTTATCAGGAACTAGTACAGATCCAGGCTTCTTCTAATTTATGTACTTCAATTTTACAATTTATAATTTTACAAAAAAGCCAGATTTTTGGTATAAGCTTAAATCATACCATAAACAACTTTCTAAAAACAAACACTTAGAAATTGAAACATTTTTTTCAAATTATAACTTGCTTTCTTTTGAGTTTGATTGTAAGCTTAGAGGAAAGGACCATGCTGGTATTAGATTGAAATTAAACTTTTGTGGTTTAGAATTAGAAATAAGTTTTTATGACTCCAGACATTGGGATTATAAAAAGAAATGTTGGGAAGAACAATAAATTATGGATAAAGAACTAGAACTAGAACTTGTTAAGAAATACCCTAAAATTCTTAGAGATTATAAAGGTGATCCAATGCAAACTTGTATGGCATGGGGCGTAGACACGGACGGAGATGGTTGGTATAAACTTCTCGATAAATGTATGGAAAAACTTCAATATTTTTGCGATCTTTGTTCCAAGAATGGTGAAGAGGTGCAAGTAGTTGCGAACCAGATAAAATCCAAGTACGGAACTCTCTGTTTTTACACAAGCGTTTATGGTGGTGATAATACTCAACACGATATTATTGACGATATCATTGACCAAGCAGAAAGAAAGTCTGCATATACTTGTGAAGTAACAGGAGAGCACGGAGAGCTTTGTAAAAAAGGTGGTTGGTATAGAACATTATGTTACGAGCAAGCAAGAAAAGATGGTTATGTAGCTTGTAAGGAATCAACCGAA